CCATGTAGGAGAGTTAGCTGAGGGTAAAGCAGCATAGTTAGTAGTAGCATCTCCAATACCAGTAGATATTATCTTCAGTGAATACGTACCCGTATAAGCTTGTTCATTAGAACGTGCTACAGTACTGTGATTCCCATTAGCTGTCCAATGAAAACCCGTAGCAGCCTCAAAACGTCTATCATCTTCAGTAGGAACAGCGAAGTTTTCATACCTAACACCAAGTATCCTCTTTCCAACTAAAGATATAGTACCATCTCCAGTAGAAGCTACCTTCATCAATATAGCATTAGGAATTAGGTTCAAAAGTTGAGCAGCAGCATCTGTCAGCCAGTTAGATAAAGAACCGGTCATAGCGGAACAACTGCCAACTAAATCTTCAACTCTAGTCTGAAATGTAGCCATTTAACTATACTTCTTCCTTAATTAAAGTTCAAGGAGGAATCTTAACTAAGACTCCTCCCTGAATATGTAGATTATTGCTTCTGTACGATAGTCCAAGTAGCTGTATGTGCATTTAATGTCGAAGTACCATCTAAATTAAATATATAATACGGAGCTACAGGAACCCTAACTTTAGGACCTGAAGCAATAGCGGCAACTGTTACAACATCTGCCACAGGCGACTCAGGATCCATATAGAAACAGTATTCAATTGGAGTCACAGCAAGAACAATATCGTCAAATATTGACTTGAACTGATACCCACTCGTTGCAGAAACTGGGTCACTAGTTAAAGCAAAATCATCCGCATACCCTACCCACAGATCCAATGGTAAAGCTGATCCATCAGGGGTAGCAGAAGTTACAACAGACAGAATCCACGGTTTAGTTGGATCCAGATCTTTCGGAGTTTTTAACGTATAAGCATCGTATTCAGCAGTTGTAGCAGCAACCGTACAACTCATCACAAGATGTTTATTTACAGTTTTAACACTCCATTCCGATTGTGTAAGAGCCATAGTTCACTCATCCTTTCCTTAAACTATCTTGAACAACTGATGTGCTTTAATCAGTTGAATTCCAACCCCTTCATCAGATTCATACACATCCTTCACGCCATGATAGTTGTTGTCAGTCTTAACATTGTTCTTGAACTGCATAGAATCATACGTAGCCTTAAACAAGTGATTGTGATCAATAACTAACATGTACTTGTTGTACTGGTACTTCAATGCCTTAGTAGGTACTAAGTGCAGTATACCATGCGGAGTTTCAAGAACACGGATGTTGAAACCTAATGCAGAAAGTCTAGGTTCACTAATCTTAACCGACCAGCCAGATTTAGCATGAATATTGCTGTCCAGTTTAGACCAGTAAGACATAGCACCAGGACCACAAAGAGCAAACTTCTGTCCCTGATCACCATCGTACTGAAATACCTTCTCCATATCGTCTACAAAGTTAGAGTATTTGTATGAACCTTCAGCAATCGTAAAGATATTCTGATAGTCAAGTGTAGTCGTAGAATACCCATAGTCCTCAATTGCAGAAATTATACCATATGTAGTACGAATAGGAAGAGAAGACTTAGTACGAAGATTAGTCTCGGCAAAGGTATCTCCAGCAACCAGATTAGTACCTAGTATGGATTTACCTTTCAGGAATGCCTGTTCCCTCTGCATCTTAAATTCTTTCATCTTATCTTCACGCAATCGTGCAAGTTCTGAAGAATAACCTCTAAGAGCAGCTTTGTACAGTGTACCTGTAACATTGACAGGAACCTCAAAGCGTTGGGTTGAATTCCACACAACCGAAAGCTCATCAGCCCATGCTTCTCTAGCTGTATCACCTTCAGCAGCAGCATTGCCAACTACACACAGTATGTCAGTAGCAACTATAGTAGCTGAAGACGCTGTATTAGTAAGATTCTTGATTGTATATGTGCCAGAAGAATTAGCCGTAATAACAACTATTGCACGTTTGGTAGTGCGTGTAGTATCCCAAATCTCACAGATAAGTCCAACCAAAGAGTCGTCAGTCGTACTCTTCAGTCCTGTAACACTTGTTAGCGTACAGGTAAGTCCAGTATCGTTAGCAGGTAGTGTTGCAGCACTAACCGTAGCAATTACCGCTTCCTGTTTAATCCACGGAGCTTCACGCTCAAACATCTTAAACACCGGATCAGACAAATTCGACTTCACAGGCAATTGCTCAAGTATAGTTGTAAACGGTGTCACTGACGGCCACAGTTCAGCGACTGTTTGTGGTTCAATGTAAAACTGTCTACGATCTAAGAACAGCTTTCCACTAACACCACCATCAAATAAAGCCTTTGCAGCCATAGTTTTTCAACCTTTCTCAGTTTACTCTAACGAGCAAACTGAAATAAATTTTTAGAACGTGCTTTCATCTCTTCCTGAAACCTTGCTGCATCGTCAGTAGGTCCTGGAACAGGCGGAGTACCTTTGATTCCTGGTACCGGAGGTGTAAATTTACTACTACCAGTTTTCAAGAACCTATAGTACGCAACCAAGTTGTCCAAAGACATAGTTTCCGGAGCGGACATAGTTTCAATGAAGTCAGCAGCAATTTGAGGAGTAAACTTATAGTTCTTTACCAAACTATCCATCAAATTCCTCTGTTGTTGCTGAGCTTGAATAGCACGCTGTTGTTGTTCTTGTTGTTGTGCCAGCATTTTGTCTTGCAGAACAGTACGTTGTTCCACAAAAGCCAATCTGTCCTGTAGATATTTCTCCTGTGCCACTCTAAACTTCCAAGATTCAGAAGCTGGATTTGTGTAAGCCTCTTGCTCGTTGTAAGATGTTGGTCTTTCAGGTGGTATGGGAGCCTTCAACTCTTGTAGCTGGTTAGGTTGTTGAATACCTGCAGCACGCTTCTCTATAAATGCAAGAGTTTCAGGATCGTTCTGGATTAAATCCAAGATTGGTTGATATTGCTTCAGTTCAGTTTCTAGAGCAACTAGTCTCTGTCCACGCTTATCAGCCTCAGATTGCCAGTACTGATAACGCTTTTTGTCATTATCATCTGGAGTTTGTGGTTCAAGTTTAGGTTCAGGTTGTGGTTCTTGCGGGCTAGGTGGTGTCCCTAAACTGAACAGGTCAATAGGTGTATCTGGAATCCCTACATTTGGATCAGCAACATTTGGATCTATGTTTGGATCAGCAACATTCGGATCTAGTTCAATATTCATGTTAAAACTTCCTTCCTTTCAGGAATCAAATTTAATATATTAGTTAACTAATGTCAATACTACTATCTTTTCTTTCGCATTTTCATCAATGTCAAAGCTAGTCTAGCACGTCTTCCGAGCGTACCGGGATCATGCTTGTGCTTCTGTGCAAACGCACGTGTAGACATTCCTGCACGTTTAGCAGCAGCACTAAAACTTCCTGGATGCTTTATAGCACCTTGTATCCAATTAGCCAAGTTAAGGTATATCTACTCCAAATCTATCACCTAAGTTATACAAATATTTTTTATACGGCATAGAAACCATTTTGCCACGAGGACCTAGTACACTTATGTTAGACGTACGGAAATTTCTACTAGCAACTTTAGGAACCAGTCCAAGTAATTCTCCTCTTACAGGACCAGCAGAACCTTTAAGAGCAGCAGCTATCTTAGCTAGCCTAAGAGCTAATATTCCTTTAGCTAAACTTGCAACCCCACCCGTTACTCCAAATATATTAGCAATTCCACCACCAGCACTTCCTATAGCTTGCTGTTCATATACATCTTCAGGTATTTCAGCTGTATTTCTAGGTTCCATAAACCTGCCAATAGAAAGAACTTGCTCAGCACTCATTTTAGAAGACATCTCTTCTTTGTTCCAAGTTGGTACTCTAGCAACCGAAGCACTTTGAGTAGGACTCTTGACAGTTGTTTCTTCTTTGTACGCTGTAGTAAACTTTTTGCCCCTCCAAGTAAATGTACTAGTAGGTCCAAACGTACGTCTAGCCATAGCAAAAGCTTGACCAAAGCTCAAAGCATCTATAGAATCTTGATTGGCAAATTCACGAGCTTCCACAGTAGGAGTATTTTCCAACATTCTGCCTTGCAGAACTTCTTCTATTCTCTGAACGTTGTATGGAAACATCTTTTGCAGCTTATCTAAATATAACAATTCTTCTATACTAGGCATTGCCTTTACCTCCTTTAAACTTTCTGGAAGTTACCTTCCGTTCATCGTTCAATCTAGCACCAAAAAGTTCCACTGCAGCACTAGACCTAGCCTTTAGCTTTTCCAACTCCATTTCAAACTTGTTCACTTCCATCATCTGTCGAGCATGCACTGTTTCTCTTTGTGCTGTTTGCAGATCACCCTTCAGCATCTTAATTTCATTTTGAGAAGCCTGCAAGGCTTGCTGTAGTTGCTTTATCATACCCATACGCTCCAGCACACCTTCAGTATCCACTACCTCAGTTTTCTTAAGCATTTCAACTTGATCTATAATTCCCTTTTCATACATCTGCATATAGTACTCACTTAAAGCCCATCTGTTAGATGGAAGCGTAGAGCCAGAAACTACTGTTAAGTCATACCTTCCAACCGATGCATCTTCTATAGCGTAGTGTACTTTCGACAGATCGTCTCCGACTCCAGCTTTTCTAGAATTCAAAGCGACAGAAACTTCCAAGTTGTTAGGCTGAAGTATACGCACAACTTTATACTCAGTATAGTAAGCCTGAATCATCTGTATTACTACTCTTCCAAGTTGTACTAAAGCACCCTCTATATCTTCCTTCATAGACTTGATTCTACGCTGTCCATATTCATCTAAAGCCAGTGTACCTTTGTATGTATACGGAGCATCTTTAGCTGAACCCTGCATGAGCGGATATATGCCAAGATGTTCATATATTTCCTGCTTAGCTCTTTCTACATTAGCATACAGTTCGTTAGGTAACGGTATGGGAGCAAGTATTACCGGAGTACCAAGTTCATAATCAGCTTCTATAATAGCGGTACCAGACTGTTGCATTTTAGCTTCAAGCTCAGGAATGTTCTGAGAACCTCTAGGTACTATCACTTTTACATTGGTAGAATTTGAAGCATGGGCTATAATCAAGGAGTACAACTTATTTATATATTCCTGAATTCCTCTAACGCCTCTGATATGGGAGTAGTTAAACGGAGACTTGCTGAAATTAGCAAAGGTAGGAATAATAGGGTATTCAGAAACAGGATCAGGTAATACTCCTTCATAGCACAATACACCACCAATCGTAAGCACATATAAAATTCTTGTAGTCAGTATAGGAGTATAGCTAAGTATTCCCGATTCTATAAATGCACCCATAGTAGTCTCAGTCAATCTGACTTCAGAATTCTCTACAGGTAACTCATCTATCTCACCATTTAAAAATTGCTGCTGCATTCCTTGACTAATTTCAGGAACCGGACCAGGTACCAGCTGAAGCTGAGGATTGTTCCGTACTGCAATAAAGTGCCACACTCCATTAGTAGCCTGCATTAGCTTCCCTGCTTCTTCAACTTCCTGCTTAGCTGTAATAGGGTTACTTCCATCAGAATCGGTACGCACATAGGCTACTCTGTTCTTAAATTCCACAAACTCATCATTGTTTAGTACATATTCGTACAATGTATTTACATCTACAATCTTATGTCTGGCCTCTTTCACTTTCGTATATCGGTGAATCACTTTGTAGTTGATATGGTCCTGATCCCGAATTGCATACACATCCCCCTGACGTTGATCTCCTATTCTATCAGACTTGACTTTGTTCTCGTCAAACGCGACAGAAGTCATGTACGGAAACAAACTCTTGAACTGTATCCACTGTTGTTGTACCTGTTCAGATGTAGAAGTAACGGAGATTAAAATGTGATCAGCGTCTCTGCAAAAAATATCCCTTGAAGTCGGATCAGGAAGCACAGAAACAGTATCGATGACATCAAAACAGAGTCTCCCTTCATTGTTATCTTCCTGAGGATTGTAGTACAAAAACATCCATCCAACAGAATCTACATAGTAGTTTTGCACAAGTTGCTTAAGCAACAAGTTGGCGTAGTTTTGTTCCCAAATGTCCGACACAAGAATTGAAAAGCCAGTAGCTTTCTTTACATCTGAATCTTCTTTAGCAGTAGCAACAAAGGAAGGATGATTGGCAGTAAGCATTGCCTTAGCCTGTTCTACAGCCTGACGTATAACATTCACAACAAGAGGCATCTGCTTTTTAGAAATAAGCCAATCATAATCTCTCTGCTTCCACTGAGCACCATTGTAGAAGGCTCTATCCTTCACAACCTGCTCAAAGAATGGTTTAGCTAGAGACGAATACTTAACCTCAAGGTCTTCACTCAACTTAACCGATTCAGGCTTGGTATATGAACCTTCAGCTATAGGCAGTTGAATTTCTTTTTGTTCTACTAAGTCGAACATTCCCATGATTTTTTTCTCAGCTTCTCATATACGACATTTCAAATTCTGTACGGGGTAGAAAATACTTCAATTCATCGTCAATGTCAAGTACTTTTTTCTTTTCTTCAGGTGGAAAGTTGTTTTTCAGTGCATAGTACAGTCCATCCAGCAAATCGTCATGCTTTCCTCTAGGAAACAGCAGCAACTCATCCTTCAATTCATTCATGTTTTTCAGCATGTACATCCTATGCTGTGCAAAGTAAGGCTGAAGTCCTTCCAACCTTCTAGACTTAGACGTTCTAGGCTGTTCCTTAATTTCCAATCCTGGAATAAACTCTTGCTCTCTCAGATACTCTCTGAGCATCTCCTGATACCCAGTAGATTCAATTCTAGTCTTGACAGGCTTGTACTTCTTGAAGTATCTAATAATCTCTTCAGCCAGCTTCATAGGAGTGACCCTCTGTCTGAAGTAAGCTATGACATACCAACGCCTTTTCGCATCTATAGCTACTACCACAATAGTAGCAAAGTCAGCTGTTTGTCTTACAGAAGAAGCAGGATCAATTCCCATATATACGTTGACAGGAATCACCTCTCCTGTACTCAGCTTCAGTACAGATTCCTTGTTGAGTTCTTCCAATGTACCCTCGTAGTACCTAAAGTCTTCTTCCCTAAACAACTGTTCTTCATCTCCAGTAATCTCACACAGCCATTCCCTATAGAATACAGACACCCTGCCTATATCAGCTAAAGCTTCTTTCTTTGCAAGCAAGTCAACTACAGAAAACTTATCGGGCCAGATGGTACACTGCTGTCCCTTCTTTTCGTACATTGCCTTGTATTCTAAAGTCTTCCAGTCCTTCATTTGCTGAAGCACCTTTACCATGCAACGCTGATGTTGAGGAGTACCTACTACTACTAGCTTGCCTCTTACATTGTCTAATGCAAACACTACTCCTTGAAGCAACCATCGTAAGTTGTACTCCATAGCTTCAGCTGTCTTTGTATTGTTTTCGTCTTCAGGATCGTCCAGTACAATCAATGTAGGTCTCTGATTTACTACCTTCAATCCACGCACCTGCTGAAGCGTACCTCTAGTTAGAATCGTGTCACCTGTATCTAACGTAATTCCGGTAGTTCCCCACATCCTAGACACATACTTGCCATGATACCCGAACAAAGCTCTCAAAGGTTCAGAGTACTCAAGAGCATCCTTGATGGACCCCAACAGCAAGTTAGCTGCTGCTTCAGTCTTGGAAATAAGAACCACAAATCTTCTGTCCAGCTTAGGTGCCTTAGGATTGTACCGTGAAAAGATATGGTAGAGCACATATATCTGTGCTACAAGTGAGGATTTAGCATGGTCTCTTGGAGCTATGATGTTCAATCGCTTAATGCTGTCATCCAACAAATTCTTACTTATCTCGTGATGAAAGCTAGGAGACTTCAGAGTAAATACCTGAGGAACAACTACCTTGCCGAAGAACAGCAGATTGCTGAACAGCTCCTCAAGCAACTGGTTGGACTTTGGTTGGATCAACGTAAACTTCCTTGTTGTCTTCCGAAGGATTCAGAAACTCATCTATTCCCGAAGTCTGAACTTCTACCTTAGCTTGCTCAATTCTCTTCAGAAACTCAGGAGCAAATCCTGTAGCTTCGAGTGGAATGAACCCCTGAGGTTTCTTCTCGTTGGCCTCGAACATTTCATATAACTGAGTAGCAGCCTGAAGTAACAGTTTGGCATCTTCCTTTGTCCTAGCTATCTGTATAGCTTTCGCAAATAGTCCTGCCGGAGTTTCCTCAGTAATGCCGTTCTCAGCAAAGATTTTCTTTATTTCGTCTCTCACCGCTTTCTTCACCTCCTGATGTTTTAAAAATTGAAGTGCTATAGCCCTGTAAATTGTGTGTTCGTTCCCCCAGTTGCTGGTATCCAGCTTTCTCCCTAGCTTGTCCCAATCAACTGCCCTCTTGTAGAAGTAAGCTTCAGCAAGTGCACGTACATATTCCTGTATAGGCTTCTCTTTCAACCGTCTGTCTATCCAAGACTTGCTCCCAAAACGACAGTAGCTTCTGTTTACAATTCTCTCCAAAGCAATAAATTTCTTGTCTCTCCTGTAAGAAACAACTGAAATGGAGGTCATTAGATAACCCAACCGCCTCTTGAGTATCTGACATACATAGTCGTCATCTGACCGTACCCACTCTGCTTCAAGGTCCTTCTCCGCTTCCTTCCAGTACACGTACTTTATACCATTAGCATCAGCTTCTTCTTTCGTGTACACCGGAAACTCCACCGGAGGAGCCTTTCTTCCATTCAACCTTCTCTTAACTACTATCATACAAGTCGCAAATATACTAAATTCACATCCACTTGTCAAGTACTTTCTTCAAACGTTCACTTTTTCTATACACCTCTCTCACCTGAACACTACTACGTACATATGGTAGTATTAACATACTACCATATGTAGTACCCTGTACCTTACAATACTATACTACTACAACCATGTGTACATAAGAAAAAGTATACTATACATAGGGTACATACTTATAATGCTCCCTTGGTACATACATGTAATGTACATACATATGTACATACATATGTACATATACATGTACATATTATAATAATACAAATATCGTGCCAAACTATTACCCCCATCCTCAAAAATATATGTAAAAAAATTCAGCAAAAACTAGCATCGCATATTGCAATTTGCAATACCACTCCACTCAAAAAGTTACTAACCCCTACCCATAACCTACTTCAACACAACAATTGAAAAATTAACAAAATCTAAAAATAATGACTAAATCTAAAAATGGTAGTAGAATGTCAATGGGAGCTTAAGTCAACAGCCTACCCCGCCTCAGATTTGAGGACGGATGAGAAAATCCGTTGAGAATTAATCAAAAGGAGAATCGACAATGGACTACCGAGTTTACGTTCCATCAGACCCTGTTCTGGTTACTATAAACGGCCAGACCAGAATAGGTAAAAACCGAGCAGCTACACCGGAAGAAGTAAAGGCACTTGAAATAGACACGCCAGAGAAGGCTAAAAAAGCTCTTCGAGAAGGAAAAGTTTCTTACTTTGTCAATACCAAGACACAAAAGGTAATTGGCAGGGGTAGCAATGCTGGAACAGTCCAATTAGAAGGGCTGGAGTAATCCAGCTCTTTTTTTGTAATTAATACACGGTAATTTTTACCGACCTAAATTTAGGACGGTAATTATTACCGACAGTTAACGTAAAGTTGAGTCATTAAGGGCTGTTGTAGGAGAATAAAACTCTTGCGGAATGCGGTAAGGGTCCTGATAATCGAAGTCAGGTTCACAGTCCTGAAAGGAGGGCAAGCAGAGAAACAAAGATGAAAAAAACATTAGAGACATTGCAGAAGTCCTTAGATGCAATTATGCGATCTAAGGTAAATCAATTTCTCCCCGATTGGGAATCAATTGAGGGAGTGAATCCCACAGCGATATATTACTTCTCAGCTGAGGGAGAATGTACTTTTGAAAACATCTCAGAGGATGGGGAATATCCTCCTTTTCTCGAAGGAGTAAACAGTTGTTATCTGGAAGAAATTTCAGATAGTCTTAAAACGGAGAATGTGGAGAGGTTCAAGAAACTTCTCCGAAAAAGCTCCATTTATATTCTGGCTGACAGTTTAGCCAGAAAGGGATGGAAGCACAGTGCCGTGGTGTGGGCACTGTTCAATGAAGCTCAAGTTCCTGAAGGGTGGGAACTTCCCTTTGTAGAAGTTCCTAAAACTGAGGAATCCAAAGTACCATATCTTAATACTCTCCGCAACAAACTAAAGCTTGCAAAGTTTCAAAGATGGGGATTAGCTCTCTTTCCTAAAGGGAAAGTAGAGTTGGAAATAAACTATTTTGGTCACTATGAATCCAAAGTGGTTGAAAGATATATTAGCTTTGCCGACATGCAGGTTGGTGGAGAGTCTGTTATTTGTTGGAGTTCCTGGGTATATGGAGGAACCTGCAGGTGTAACAGTCATGATCCATCATATGACTGGACTGAAGACATAGTGGTTTCTGATTTGGAAAAACTTCAACTGGAGATAGTAAACTATCTTCAGGAGAAGTATCAAAAAGAGTCCACAACCCTATAGGGTTGTGGAATGTTGGGTGAACGTGTTGACTGATGTCCACACTAGTAGCCCTTTTATTTACTAAAGGAGAAGTATCAAATGGCAAATTCAATAGAAAAGTATCTTTACGACAACCAGTATATTTCTATTCTTCAATGTGAGGATAAAGTTACTGGAATTACTATCATTCCAATAATTTACCTTGGCGAAATGGGTCAATTGAGTACTGGAATTGTTGTTTATTCCCAGAAAGAAGAAAAGGAGATCAGCTTCTCTTCTTCTGCTGAAGTAGACAGGTTTGTAAAGGCGTTAATGTACGCCAAGTACAATTTCTGTCAAGAGCATTTAGTTGGAGTTTCTTGGCAAGGGACTAGCCTAGAATAGTAAACTGAACCTTTGTGTATTTGTAACAAACACAGAGGTTCAGAATTAATCAATCAATCAACAATAATACAGAAAGGATCGGTATGAAATACCGAGTTTACATTCCATCCGAACCTACTTTAGTAACCATTAATGGTCAAACTAGGGTAGCCAAAAACAGAGCTGCTACTCCAAAGGAGATAGAGGAGCTTAAAATCAAAACTTCCGAAGATGCCAAGAGACTGATTCGGGAAAACAAAGTTTCTTACCTTCTCAATACTGAAACGCAGAAGGTTATCGGTAGAGGCAGCAATGCTGGTGTAGTAGCGTTGGAGGGGTTGGAGGGGTAGAATAATGCCCAAAAAGCTAAAGAAAGTACCTACAGAAGAGTTGTGGTCTAAGCTTATCGCAATTATGGAAACTAGAAAAAGTTTATGGTTGCCTGATTGGAGGACTATAGAATTTACCTCTGGATCCAAATCGGTATGTTACTATAATTCTGAAGGGAAAGTAATGCGAGAATTTTATCCTTTGGGAAGTATTATCAAGGAAGAAAAGTTTTCGTGTGGTGGTAGTGTAGTGAAAATTAGCAGGAAGGAGGCAAAGAAAACTTTTGCTATAATTCTCCTCAACACGTCAGTATCTCTTTTAGCTGAAAGTTTAGAGGCAGTAGGATACAACAAAATGTATCTTGTTCCCCTTCTTTTGGAGTCTTCATCTCACGGAAGTTAGCTTAGGTACATAAAGGGGAGAGTACAACAGCTCTCTCCTTTAAATTCAATTAAATTTCAACAATTCAAGAGGACAATATGGACAAGTTTTGGAGGTGGCTAAAGGCAGTAATTTCTATTCTGACGATCTATCCAGCTTTGGAATCTCTGCAGAAGAGAGTAAAAGTGATAGAAGAGCAGAATAGAATGCTGCACAAGATGTATTTATACCTTCTCATCAAGTCAAACAGGCAGATGAGAAGAAGATGGGCTAGAGAAGCAAAGCTTCCTCAGTCTCTGGCTTGGTTTGAAAGAGAATACAAAGAGTTAGAAGATGAAGAGATAAAGAAGGAGAGACAGCTATGAAAATTGAAGTGATGAACTTTCTAACAAGTATGTTCAACACCTGTGAAGTGTGGTTGAGCATAGACCTGAAAAGAAAGATGACACTTCTTGTAATTCCTAATTCAGACATGTGGATGCCACGACACATTGTGGTTAACAATGTTCATCTTACCAACATGAATCCAACAGTACTGAAGGTTCAGGCAGGTACAGAAGTAAAGTACACAATTCAAGAGAAAGAAAAGATAGAAAAATGTGTTTCGTAGTTTCTAATAAAGCATATGGAGTTTATGTTTCTGAACGAATCAAGACGGTTTCAATTTTAGTTGAGAAAGGAGAAAAGAATGAAAAATAGCTTGCTATTCGAGCAACTAGCAGCTTTAAGTAAAGCCAACGTTGATTTGGCAAGAATCAGGTATTTGGTAGCAGAACTTGCACGAGCAAGACAGAGAGTTAAAGAACTAGAAAAACAACTATTGGAGATAGCAGATGAATACGGATCTTCTCAAACCGACACCGGCAACAGTCCCATTCATAAGCCTTTTATCGGGAAAGGAAATACAGGAAGTAAAAGCAGCTCTGAGGTTCCTGATCTCTCTGGAGGGTGCACAAAGGGACTACCACATACGTCCATGGACACTCCTCCGGAGAAAGAGAAAATATGAGCAAAAGACGTAAAAGACTTCCCTTTTGGGTAGTCAACAAAGTGACACAAACTCAACTAGATAGGGCGGTTCAGTTAAAGCAACAGTTGAGGATTTCTCTAGGTACAATAATTCACAATGCATTGGATATGTACCTAAAGGAAGAAGAATTAAAGCTTCAACAGATAAGAGAGTATGAAGGTGGAAATATCGGACCAGGACATTCAGTTTAGGATTGAAATTGTGGGGGAAATTTCTTATCTTTTCACTTCTACTGATCTGAATTTTTCAGTTAGCTTTCTTATTCTGGACCACGACAGTCAAGAAGCAAAAGAAGTGTTTATGGAAAAAGGAAAAAACTTCGCAATTACTAACTACCTAAATTATCAACAAACAATTCAAACTTTACAAGAGAAAGGTATAAGCTGTAAAAACAGTGACAGAACAGAAAAAGGAACCACCGAAGAATCCTGTATTGACTTGGCAGAGTAGAGAAGAGTACGAAACCGTACAAAAGGCGATACAGGATTTTTCATTTGGTCCTCAGGAAGCAAGTTTAGAAAAGCTTCTTGAGCTTCCTCCAATTACAATATTGCTAATAGGACAAGAGGGATCAGGAAAGACACACTTCAGCCTTACGATGTGTGAAGCTGGTCCGGTGTACTTTATTGACACAGAGTACAAAGGTCAGTATGTAATCAACAAATTTAAAAAGCAAGGACGCAACAATATTCTGTATGCCCAAGCTAAGAACTACATTGAGTTGTATGGAACTATCAAGGGTATTATTAAGAAATATCCCCCAGGAACTGTAGTTATAGATTCAGGTTCAGACTATCAAAAGTATGCTGAGCAGAGAGTCTTAGCTGAAGTTGGAATAGAAAAGATATTTCCTATTCCTGTTTGGGGATTAGTATGGCAAAAGTGTGACGTTCCTATTGAATCTCTGAACAAGGGAGGATTTAATGTAGTTTTAACCTGTAGAATGAAGGATGAATATATTGGAGACAGGTCTACAGGAAAATTAGTACCTAGAATTTACGACAAGCTATTGTATTCTTCACTAGTCCGAGTAAGATGTTATCAGGACAAAAAGAAGTCCTTAAAGCTAACCGAGTTTGGAAAGCCTGGACTCTCAGTAAGTGAGGAATACAACTTTGAACTAACAACAACATTACCACAATTGATAAAAGATCTGGAGGAAAGATGTTAAAGTACAATCATAAAGAACCAGGAAGTGGGGCTGGTCAAAGAGGCATATTTGTACAGGACTGTACAATTGTAGCTGTGAAGAACTTATCTGGAACTGTTCATCCACGTATAGGGGAACAGTTTGACTTATATTTAGCTTTGATAGTAGATGTGGGTCAATCGTTTCAACCTACAGTAGAACTATTCGGCAATCTCAAAAGAGATGAGAATGGTAAGGCTATCTCTTATGGCTCAGCATTTAAAGTAGGAGAACTATTTCATTCTTGCGGAGTAGAACTGGTTATTGACGAAAACGAGGATATTCCACAGGATATAGTAAATGCTTTAGTAGGGAAGAAATTTGCACAACTGAAGTACATTGCTGGAGTACGCAAAGACAACCCTGATAAGGTGTTATGGTATTCTTGGGATATAGTAGGCAGTTGTGACGATCATGACTCATTGATAGCCTATTTTGTATCACAGGTAAAGAAGAACAGAATTAAGAAGTTCAATCCTAATGTAGCTCCTTCGCTTTCATTCTTTCCTACTCAAATAGAACCCTCTAACGAGGATCCATTCTAGGTCAGTACGGGCATGTGCATACAGAATATGTGCATGCCCTTTGGCATACTTTTTGACTGAAGGAATATTTTTATGAATAAGCAAAAAAGCTTGACAGCAAAGCAAATTGTTGTTAACTTCATCTACCGCAAGTTGCGAGTAACACTAAACTCAACGGCAATATTTAAATCTCACGAATTTGAAACAGATGTATTCACTTATGGACTATCTATACATGGAATTCGACATACTCCCTCTACTTACTCACGCCGTTGGAGAGAAATCAAAGCTAACCAAAGTAAGTACCAACTTACCATAATTGACGTTTCCGAGAAAGGAGACTTAGAGTCCACATGGAAGATCAGTTGTTCGAGTACGCCCTTGGATCTCCATCAAACCGTGGTACAATCACCAACCAACACAACTTTGCAAACATTTTAGCAGGTGCAGTAGAACATCAAACACCACTATACCGATCTATTTACAATCTTGAAGCGCAAGAAGCAACTAAGCATTTCAGTTTGTACAAAAGCATCAAAGGCTATAGAGGAAAGTACTTCATAGAAGAAATTCCTATTGATGTAGACAGAGGTACACAAACAGATGAAGAAGTACTGAACAAAGCAAGAGATATAGTTTCGACAATCCAAAAAAGATTTCAGGTAGAACCTGAAGTATGGTACTCAGGAAGAGGTTATCATCTGATCCTTCCTGATATATTTGGATTTGAACCTTCAGAAAGTTTACCAGCAACAGTTAAAGCAACTATCCAGAAGCATTTACCGTATGGAGATACCTCTATTTATATGAATTCGAGTTTGTTTAGAGTAAGGTACTCTATAAACGACAAGTCGGGATTATGGAAAGTCCCGATTCGACATGATACATTCTGGAAAGCAACAGTAGAAGAAATTATAGCGTTAGCTTCGGAACAACCACAACGGTGGAACTATGAAATACCAGAATCTACAAAGCAGTACTCATCTCTTATCTTACGATCTCTTCCTGAAAAGACAAATCGATTTCATCAAACGTTTCCTGTAACTCCAATTGTAACATGTATGCAAAAATGTTACAACAAAGGAGCAGAAGAAGGAACTCGACATGTACGTATGTTAAGAATGGCCTCTGCATGGAGACGTTCAGGTACTCCATATGAGGGAGTAGTCGATCTACTTAAAAAGTACGCTTCTGAAGTACCAGCCAGTGATGTAGAGAAGGTCGTACGTGGAGTATACATCAATGGATATTCTTACAGTTGCCATGATGAAATAATGCAACAGTTTTGTTCTCCTGAATGTATTTACTATCAAGCTAAATCCTATGGAATTCAGATAGTAAGTGCAGAAGGCATGGAAAGAGACTTTGTAAAGTTTCTACATTCAGACAGTTTCAAAAATGCAATTAACTTAGCAGACTTATATACCATACCAGACTATAACATTTACCCTGGGGAGTTTGTTGTTATTTGGGGAGATACCAAGCTAGGCAAGTCAGCATTTGCACAAAATCTATGTATCCATTGGAAAGACAAGAAAGTACTGTATATGTCGCTTGAGGTAGCTCAAGATTTGATGTACAGACGCTTTTTACAGATTGCTCACAATATGAAAAAGGAGGATGTATACAGGTACTATCTAGACAGTACTAATACACTTTCCAAGGCTGTAGACCATATCAGAATGATAACTATTTCTCCTAACCTAGACGATATAGCAAGAATAGTAGCTGAGACTAACGCTCAGATAGTTGTAGTAGATACATTGGATTCTCTAGTTACTGTTGGGGGAGACAATGAAAAAACTTCAAGAATAGCTGTCACATTGAAGAACCTAGCGCAGAAGTACAGTACTATCATCGTAGGTATACATCATATCAGCAAAGCAGCTATTTTGGATGAGCGGGGGAAAACGCGAAGATTAACTATACATTCAGGAAAGAATTCTTCAGCTATAGAACAGAAAGCTGATAAGATAATAGGAATTGAGGGAAGACAAGATAATCCATTGAGGATAATAACTTCACTTGGTGCAAGAGATGAATCTTCTTTTGTACTGAGGTGTACAATGAATAAAGATACATTTAGATTCACTCAGATTACTTGAGAAAGGAATAATATGAGAGCAAAATGGAAATTCCTACACTAAAGGAGGTACATAGTGAACTTGTAAGCTTTTATCATTTGCTGAAAGCTATAGAAGAACTGAAAGATCTAGAAAGAGAAAAGATAGAAAGAATTATTGAGATGATGGATCAGATAGGTACAGAAGAATTTTCTTTGTCTATAGATAATGGAACAAACATGAACTTCAAGATCGTATCTGAGCCATTGGAAAAGTTAAAAGGAAGCGATAGCAGTCCAACTCTAAAAAGACTGGAATGGGAATATGTTAGCTAGGGTCTTTACGATCAGATGGGTAAAAGATACAAATATTAGGGGTATTATGGTAATACTGCTGTCATGTTTTACACTATCGTTTATTGCAGATACCGGAAAGTCACGTACCAGTCTAGACATAGGTATAGGTATAGCTCTTCTAGAACTATCAGCGAAATTTACTGTATGGAACAGTTTACCTAAGTTTCAGGAAATTTAATCTGTGGAGTTGTGCTACTAATAGTACCTATCGGTAAGCTGAATGGTAATCAGTTGAAAAAGGTAGTGCAACTCTACTTTATTGAAGGAGGAACAAAATGGAAAATGAATATACACTCCTAGTACTCGATGAAGATAATAAGACCGTACTGTCTCTAAGGCACTTTACACTTGTTACTGAAGGTATTATTACTGGTGAGAACTGTATGCAATTGCTAGGTAATGCATTTACCTATAAAGTGGTTAGAAGTGACACTTCTGAAGCTGTTGCGGAGGGACCGCAAGGAAAGAAAGAAAAGACTCAATGACTAGTACAAGCAAAAAGAATGCACTATTTATGATACTCTGTACCATACTGATACTCATAGTACTAGTTGTACTATATGGTATAAGGATATGGAAGGCTTATTGAAAAGTCAGTCGCCCGACTTCCACAGTACTGTCTGTGTTGTGTTCTTATCTTGATAAAGAGTACCCAACGTTTTCAGGAAACTAGACGTTGGAATTGGCTAAAATAACAGAAGTATGGTATAACGCTTAAGTGTGCGTATATCAGCGAGCCGTCAAATTCGGCGGGTGGGGTGACTGAAGTTAAAAAAACAAATGATAAAGGAATAATAAGATGGAATGGGAAAAAGCTAAGGGTGCAAAACCGTGTCCACGATGCAAAAGTAAAAACGTCCAATACAGGGTATGGTGTGATGAAGCATGGATAGAGTGCCGTGACTGTTTCTTTGAACTTCAAAGTTTCGAAATGTACGATGTGACTGTAGCAACTGCACTGAAAACAGCGGTAAAGCGGTGGAATGCACACGTACGGAAAGTACGCTAAAAGAACTACTTGAAGAAACTAAAGGTGAGAAAAAATGAGCTGGACATTCAATATTAACCACGTAAATAACTTTCAAATTGAAGGTTACAAAGATCATGGAACAAATCCTGATTTTGAGTCAAATGAGAAACTCAGAGAATGTATCATTGTCCAACAACATCAAACAAGGTCGCATGATAATTCTCTGTTTTTGTTTCGTGGGACAGATAACATTTACATTTGTGATGTATGTAAACATTTCTATCACATTGACAGTAGTGACTAAAATGAGAACCTTTACAATAATTGCAATTGGTTTACTGATTTATATAGTGGGTGTTTTATTTGGTATATTTCTGAAAAATTGTGACAAAAACGCTCGAAAATCAATAGACAAAGAAAATGAAGATGACAAAATTAGACAAGCTCGGTGGGGCGAAAGAAGAAGGTCGAGAGAGTGGTTATAGAGATGGAATCTTAACAGGAAGGGAGGCTCAAAATGAACTTTGAGCAATGGTTGTTAAAAAACAATGCAAAAGTTATGTTCTGTCTCTTCATTAGAAAGAGATAAGTAAGAATGTTATCAACGCTTATTCAATATTTCGGAGGAAAGCAAAAACTTGCTCGTAAAATTATTTCGATAATGCCTAAACATAAACATTATGTTGAAGTATTTTTCGGTTCGGGTGCGATATTTTTCAATAAACCGAAAGCTCGATTAAATACCATAAACGATATTGATGGAAATTTAGTAAACTTATTTGTACAAGTCAGAGACAATTTTGATGCACTTGCTCAAAAAGTATATTGGACATTAAATTCAAGGGATGAGTTTAACAAGTTTCGGAAACATAGTAATAATAAATTCAAAGATATTAATGATGTTGATAGGGCTTTGATGTATTTGTTTTTAAATAAAACAATGTTTTGTGGCAGACCGAATAGTCCCTTTTCAGCAAAGATTGAAGGAGGTGCGGGTTTTAATCTCGCCCTAATAAAGAGAATGAAATCCGTTAGAGAAAAGCTCGATGGTGTGATAATTGAAAATCGCTCATATAAAGAGATTATTCCAAAATATTCCCGAAGCGAAGATGTTTTAATGTATCTTGACCCACCGTACTGGGTATCAAATAATAATGATTATTATCAATATGATTTCACAGAAACAGACCATAAATTGCTTTTTGAACTATTAAATAAAGTAAAATGCAAATGGATATTATCTTATGACGATGTTCCAGAAATTAGATATTTACATAAGGATTTTCATATACTAAAAGTCCCCGTAAAGTATACTAAATTCATTTCAGTTAATCAAATTATCCAAAAGAAGAACGAACTATTAATAACCAACTATAAACCTAATCTATCGCAATTACACATATTTGAGGAGAATTAATGCCGTATAGCAAAAGGAGTCAAAAATGAGCAAGAAACAAGTTGAAATATTAGTCCACCGTTGTGGTGGGCAATGGATTGTGAGCGAGTGGAGCCCCCATAAACTTACAATGATAGAGCGTGCACTCCCATATTACGTTAAGACGCGGGCACAAGTCCGTGAGTGGGTGCGTGAAACAATAAGAAACCGCAATCCTGAGCTTGAATTTAATGTCAAATTTGAGAACCGACGAGATAGGGAGAGAAGGGGTGAAGCAATGACCAACCAAGAGAAATTTATAAGACGAGTTCACAAAAAATTCAGTGACTTGATGTTAAAAGAGTTGTTGAGGAAAAAAAATATGGAAAAAGTTCAATGGAGAGAGTGTTCGGGCGATGCTATCTTGTGGGATTTGAGTTGGAAAAAAAATCAGATAGAGGAAAATATAAAAAGACGTAAAAACGCCATCCATCTTGCGAATTATGCAATGATGGTATGGGACATTTTTAGGAAAAATAAATGATATATGTCCTGATTTACCTCATAGCGGTTCTCATTGTACTCTTTGTTACGCTCTGCCTGTTAGGATACGGAGCAAAGTCGGATAAAGATATGAAGCGGCCAGAAAGAAAACTCGAAGATGAAATAGATTGGTATGATGAGCCACCTGAAACACGAAATAATATAGACAGATTTTTAGAATAAAAGGAGAAAATAAATGGAAACTCAAAAACACGAATTTGAAGATGTAAAAATTGGCGATACGGTTTATCTATATCCCAATATTCCTGTTAAAGTAGTTGCTATTAATGATAGGGGTTTTACCATCAAAGATAAAAATGATGACCTTTATGCAACAGATTTTGATGGATATTTAGTTTTCGCCATCAATTATCGTTGTAAGCTTGTCTTTTGGCAATCTGTCCCAAAGATTGTGCCACCATCAAGACCGAAAAGAATGATAAAAAAGAAAATGTGGGTAGCACTTTACAGGATTAATCATACAGATAAAATGGCAGTTACATCACCCCTTTGGAAAACTGAAGCTGAAGCAAAAGAATATGTAAATACTTTCGTTGGTGATTTTATCAAAACCATTCCAATTGAATGGGAAGATGAAGAATGATTTCTAAAGAAGTAATTGAAGTAGCAGAAAAACTTGCTGAAAGATACGAAACTATATCGTTGGAAGAAATAAAAGAAGCGTTTAAGAACTATCCCGAAGATTATCCTCACCGTCTTTCTGAAATTAAAGAAGGGTTAACTGGATTTGGTTCTTGGCATAGATGTAATCTTTGTAGAGTAGCTTATGATTGTGATAGATGTTTATATGCTCCGTATAAATGTTATAGAAGCGCATATTCAGAGAGTTATTATGCTATTGAACAAGCCGAAACTCCCGAAGAATTATTGCTTGCATACCGAGAGCGTGCGAAAGTGATTAGGGCAAGAATAGAAGAACTAAATAAGGACGAAGAATGATGCAAGAGATTGACATAGCAATATCAATAATGGGGGTTGTATTAGGGATAACGATGATTATTCAGGTATGCATAGTTGAGTACATAATAAGGAAAAAGCATAATAAAAAATTAAAGGGAAAGAAAAATGAAAACAAAACGTGGTCTAAAGATTGAACGTAATTGTACATCTTTAGTAAGGGGAATACATTTTTCAGGTGATTCTATTCTACAAGAACTAATTGGAGAAACAGATGAGCAAACTCATTAAAGCCAAAGAAAATATATATGATTGGGTAACACATTTGTGGAATCCAATCAGGGGTTGCCCACATCAATGTTCATACTGTTATGTGAAAAAAATGATAGGACAGCCAAAAGAATTGACGTTGCTTCTGCCATTTCCAAAACTTAGAGAAGATAAAACAATCTTTGTTGGACATTTAACGGATATATTTGCGAATGAAGTCCCATCAGAATGGATTAAATCAATAAGTATGCAGTGCATATCATATTCAGAGAATAAATACGTTTTCCAGACAAAGAATCCAAAAAGAGCAATATATTTTATAAATAGAATGGGGTTGCCTAGAATGTTGGTAGGAACAACTATTGAAACTAATCGAAAATTATATGATGGATTTTCATCTGCTCCATCTGTCGAAGAACGTGCTACGGCTATGGCTACATTAAAGGCAAAGAAATTTGTAACTATTGAACCAATAATAGATTTTGATTTAGAGCCGATGCTGGAACTCATTAAAATAGCGAATCCTGATTTTGTCAACATCGGTGCGGATTCAAAAAAAAATAATCTACCAGAGCCAAGCAAAGATAAAATTTTGGCATTGATTCACGGTATTAAATGTATTGGAATCAAACTCAAAATAAAACAGAATTTAGAGAGGTTATTGAAATGAAAAAATAAAAATATACATTTTGGATTCCCATTGTCAAATTCAGGGCTCTTGGATGGATTCCTATGCCTGAATGTGGAGTGGGAAAAAGTAGATTAGAAAGTTGAAATAGAATTACCTTAATGAAATTCGATAATGAAACAGAAATAGCTTATGCAGTAGCAGTCCGTTTTTTTGGTATTAGAAAATGTGTCTGTGTACCGAACGTAAGCTGGGGATTATTGCGCTATGAGGCTGACCTATTAGTACTTACGGGTTCTGATTATCTTTATGAAGTTGAAATCAAAACCTCGTATCAAGACTTGAAAAGAGACAAAAATAAAAAGCATCAACATCATAATAATATTTGTAGGAAATTGTTTTTTGCCATACCTGAAAAATTAAGGTTTGCAATAAACGAAATACCAGAAAGGGCGGGAATCATAATTATCAAGCCCGATGGTTGGTATGACTATATAAGACCTGCAATGATAAATAAAAATTGCCCCAAACTTGATAGTGAAAAGAAATTTCAATTAGCGAGACTTGGGGCTATGCGTATGTGGAAATGGATACGGATATAATCTATATTTGCGACATCTGCAAACACTTCTATCATATTGATAGTAGTGACTAACCAGTAAAGAAAGGAAATTAGTAGTGGCACATAACTTAAACTTTAAAAACGGTAAAGCTTCTATGTTCTATGTAAATGAAGTACCATGGCATAAAGTAGGTACTAAACTAGACAAACCTGCAACAGCAGAAGAAGCTATAAAAGCAGCTCAGCTGAATTATCATGTAAGTAAACAACCACTGTATCGCCATGACGGTGATGGTTATATATCAGTTTCTGGTATATTCGTAACAGTTAGAGAAGATACAAACACTGCACTAGGAAAGGTAGGAACAGACTACAAAGTAGTACAAAACTCAGAAGCATTTTGCTTTTTCGACTCTTTGGTAGGAGAAGGAGAAGCAATTTACGAAACAGCGGGAGCTTTAGGTAAAGGGGAACGTATATGGATCCTTGCTAAGCTTCCGGAGTACATTAAACTAAACAACGAAGATATTATCAACAAGTACTTGTTATTGTACAACTCTCATGACGGTTCAAGCTCTATTAAAGCTAAGCTGACTCCAATTAGAGTTGTTTGTAACAATACTTTGTCGTTTGCACTAAATGACAGAAAAGAAAAAGAAATTTCCGTTCGGCACACAAGAAATGTAGAAGCGAAACTTAAAGAAGCACATAAACTACTGGGACTTACCAACGTAATCTATTCTAATTTAGAAGAAATCTTTAACAAAATGACATTGAGAAAGATTGCTGGATCGGAGTTAGTAGGATATGTAAAAACTCTTATTCCTGACAATCCTGAAGCTTTACACAATACCAAAACTGAAAATATTAGAGAGACTATCTATAAACTGTACGACCAGAATGAGCTAGAACCTACGGTTTATAAGGCATACAATACAATAACCGAATATGTGGACCATACAATGAGTACAAGTGCATTAACAGGTCCAAAGAATCTATACAACAAGAAACTAAAAAGTATGTGGTTCGGTAGTGGTGAACTACTAAAACAAAAAGCATTTAAACTTGCAACAGAAATATTAAACTAAAGAGGAATGTATGAAACTTACAAATTTTCAACGTAGTGTATTCTTAAAACAACTTGATGAAGTTGCAGCAAAGAAACAAGATGAAATAAAAGAAACCTTTGACAAACAACTACTTCCAGATGACATAGCAGATCTAGTTCAAGAGTTTAAGCTATCCAAAAATCCGGAGAAGCAGGTAAAAAGTATAATTATCAGAAGCTCTCTACTGATAGAAAAGATTGTTAAAACTATATTGGAAAAAGATAGATACGATCTTGGTAGGGATTACAGTGGTATTCTTCGTATAGGAGAGACAGTAAATACTAAAGTTGTGGATCCTATTCTATCCAAAAATGAAGCTTTTAACAAAACCGTAGAATTGAAAAAAGAACACGCGCTTCAAAAATTTAATAATTTTGTCTCTTCTCTTCGGAATAACTTTATCTTTGCTGAGAACGTCAGCGATGTCCTTACTTCACTTAATACTATCAAGAACTGGAAGGTATGACAGAACCGAAACGATATTTAGATAAGCTAACTAGACAAAAGAAACTATCAAAAAAGGGACAGAAATATATATGGCTATGGTATTTAGGTATACTTCTTACCTGGACATGCATAGTTGTTTTAGCTACACTTTTTATCAAAGGAGGATAATATGGTATCAGAAGTTAGTATATACCAAAGACTAACACATACAAAAAAGACAAAGCATAAATCTATTTGCAATGCCTGCCAAAATTCACTAGAAAAGGGAGAAACCTACTTTAGGTATGATCCTAAGGCGTTCAGACAAAGTGTTGCTATAAATTTATGTTGCTACTGTCTTGAAAAAATCTTAAATATAATCTTAAAGGCAAATCATGAATAACATAGTTGTTGTAAACATTGAAACCGTAGCGGAAGAAACTCTCCCTCCAGAGCTTCTTCCACAACTGGAGGATATTTCCGTAGGAAACAGAACGGACCCAAAGAAAATTGAAGAGTACAGACAGCAGGAGTTGGAGAAGAGAATGTCCAAATTAGCACTTTTTCCACTTACAGGCAGAATTATAGTTATTGGAGCGAAAACTCCAGAGAACGAATACTTGCTTGAGGCTTCGACCTCTCTTGCTGAGTCTTCAATGCTTGTACGATTTAGGGACTTGCTGATAGAAAAAGAACCTTATCGGATCGTAACTTACAATGGAAGGAACTTTGACCTTCCGTACTTACTGACAGCATTTATCAGACACGATTTAGCTAAACCAAGGTTGTTGGTAGATGCAGTAAGAAGTTATGGAACCGGACCAGATGGAGTACATATAGATATGTACAAGGTGCTAGGTGAAGAAGGTAAACTTTCTGACTGGTGCCTTAGATGTGGTATACCTGTACCATTCGGAAAGGGATCTCAAGTAAAAGAATGGGTTCAAACTGGATACTGGGACAGTATTAGAGAACACTGTATAACCAACATGAGAGCTACATATGAGCTTTACATGAGGTACATTAAAGGTATAGACTACAGACTAAGTGAAAAGGAATGACATGGTATATATAGGTATAGACAATGGTGTTACTGGAGCAGTAGGAATAGTAGAAACAGAAAGAACGAATGTTTTCTTGTTTCCTACTCCAGTAATAAGAGAACTTTCATACACTAAAAAGAAACAATTTGTTCATCATCTAGATGTGCCTCTATTTGCCACAATTTTGACCATAGCGGAGAATTTAGCTAAAGGCAATACAAATCACGTCTTGGCTGTTTTGGAGCGTCCTATGGTCAATCCTGAGCGATTTAAGGCTACTCTGTCAGCTGTCACGTGCTTCATGCAGCAATATACGGTTCTTCGGTACAGGTATATACCCTTTAGGTATATAGATTCAAAGGAATGGCAGAGGGAAATGCTTCCAAGCGGATTGGAGAAGGAACAACTGAAAGATGCATCCTTGGATGTAGCTCAAAGGCTATTTCCAGTTCTGAATCTTGGTGAATCGACTATACTGACAAAACAAACAGCAGATGCTATACTAATAGCTGAATATGCTAGAAGGAAACAGTGGTGAAAGTATATGTTTATCAAGATTAGTTACCGGGATTAGAAAACTTCCAAAAGTTGGATACTGCTATAGAGTAATGAAAAAGGTAACATATATAGAGTGTAAAGAAGATGGCACTCCTACATACCAAACAATAGTAAGAAAGAGTTTTGAAGGGTATAATAGTGTCGAAGAAAATAAAAATACTTAAGGAGGTAAAGTGAGAACCTATGGACTGATTAATGGAGTACTACCCTGTAGGCTAATGGAGTCATTTACTGATATGAAAACTAAAAAGAGGTATCATTGGGTACATATACTTGGACTCGGAGATGTATGCTATCCTTCAAATGAAATTACTATTACTCACTTCGTATACTCAAGAAGAGAAAAGTGCAGACAATATCAACATCAACCTGAGCTAGAGGAATAACATGACTATAACATTCGAAATATGTAGGATTAGACAAGAAGAGATCCACTACTATCAATTATGTCATAGAAGAAAAATCTATGAAGTTACAGGTTCTTTGTCAAGAGTACTAGGGAAACTGTACAGAAGAGGGTTTACAAAGGTTAAAGTATCTACTGAAAATTTTGGTAGAGCACTAACATTTACAAAAGGGAAATATATATTCCTTCCAGGTGTGCGAGAGTATTGTACTTCCCTTCCCTATCCTGATAAGAAAACGTATTATATTATTATTTGCACAAAAACACTCCGGAAAATTTGGGGACAAATACCTTCAATATTATATTGGAAGCCATTGAAATGACCAAAACATTTGAAATATATAAAGGACAGATCTCAGAAGGAATTCACTACTATCAGTTACGTTATGGAAACAAGATTTATGAAGTTACGAGCTTTTTGTCAAACGCGTTGGGTGTACTGTACAAAGAAGGGTTCAGGAAAGTTGAAGTTTCTACCGAGAACTTTAGTGAAGCCTTAAAGCTTGTAGAAATAAAAGCAATATATGGATACTTACATGAATATGAAGGTTCCTTACTCAACAGAGAAACATATTTTGTTCGTATCTGCAGAGAAAAACTTCAAGAAATTTGGGGACGAGTACCTCCAGTATTGTATTGGAAAGCATTAAAATGACTAAGATATTCAGAATATTGACTCGGACACATCCAACAGAAGGACACTTCAAAGTACTGGAATCTAATGATGTAACATATCCTATAACATTCTCTCTATCAGTAATAGTAGGTAAGCTTTATGCAGACGGCTATATATACATTAAAGTGTCGGATGAAGACTTTTTAGATGCCTTTAAAGCCGTTATAGAAAGAGAAGGATATAACTTTTGTAGGTATAAAACAAAACTGAATGAATTTTCTGTCTGCAAAACATACCTTATTGAACTCTTTAATAAAATTCCGGAAGTGATATACTATAAACCACTTAAAAGTGATTGATTGATTGAGTAGGAGAAGTTGACTTGACAGTTAGCTTCTCCTATTTTTTTGTACTATATTCCTCTACTTCCAGTTCCCCAACTTTTGTTCTTTAATGTTTGAAATCTATGCAGTGGAATACCTAACATGAAATCAGTAGCCATAGCTGGATTCTGGAAACTTCTGTACAAGTCGTAAGATATTCTTCCAAATGGTATGAATGTGGTCCACAATACATACTGCTGCTTCCTCTCAAATTCCGGATCAAACAACCATTCAAATCCTACTTCTAATGCTCCAGGTACTCTGCTTATGGGTGGAGTTAACTCGTTCAAAGGAGCTAACCAACCCCTTAGAATTAAATTGTTCTGAGAGTAGAAAGCTCTTTCTCTTTCTGATTCATTTCCAAACATCCAATCTGCTAAATTCTGTAATGTCTGCAGTCCACCAGGCAATACAGCATCGAATATCGTATACGGCAACAATGCAGCT